TCCATTTGGAGCGTAAACATTTCCATAGCCCCAATCAATTAACGGGTAAACGTAACCTTGCCCAACTGGTGCGCTCCAGCTATCAACTTGGTTTTGATATGTGAAATCGTGGTCGTATTGACTTAAATCCAAATACCTTGCCCCGTTCTCATCCACTCCGCTCAGTTCCTTGTCGCCAAGTACCGAAAAGATGTTGAGCAGCTTGCCGATAAATACCACCTCGTAGGTGTAGGCGTGTCCTTTTTGGACAATCTTACGGAGTTGGACAACTCCAGCCATGACCTCCACCCCATCGGCTATTACTCGCGCCTCCGCTTTCTTATTAGGGTTAAAATTAACAGATATGTTAGTAGTGTTAGCATCGTAATTGTTTGAGATGTTAACGTCGTAGATATGCCCGAAGAGTTCATCGTTGTTCTTCGTTGCCGGGCATTTGATTGTTTTTGAGTATTCCGTACTTCTCTTCTCAGGGTTACGGATGTCAGCAATGCCGTAATTAAAGGAGAAATCGAATCCCTCGAATACGTCTAATTTACGACCCTCTATTCTAACTTCAACCACGTTGCCTTCTGTTTTTAATTGAGTAATTCAACTCGAAGGTGTACTGCATCAACTTGTCGTTAAGTGATGTCTTGCGTTGGATTCTTCGCGGGTCGATATTGACCGCTATCAGTTCGTTACCTTCCTCGATGTAAACGCTCGGAGATGTTGCCAAGTCTTCGAGCCAAATGCTTTCCGCTTCGCTCAAGTAGTCGGTGTTTACTGTAACCTTTTTGTTGAGTGCCACGTTGTATTCGGTCGTTCCTCGCGCTTGCTTGTCGTAGATGTAAGTGTTTCCCGTCCAATCGTGATGCTGCTGGTCAAAGGTGTCCTTCTTGATATCTGTCGTGTGTATCGACTTCATGTAGAAGTTGAACGCATCGTAGCCGCCTAAACGATTAAGCCAATGCACCCGAACCTCGTTGTACTTTGAGCAAGTTTGGTTGACGTTGAAGGTGAAAGCCTCGGATGTCTGCGCGTTGGTGTTGTCCTCCAAATGAATGGTGTAGCTTGCTGCCCCATTAAGAGCCGTTGAAGGTGTCGAGCCAAACAGCGAATCGGTGTAAAGTGCTGGGTCGATGTTCCCAATGTCGTACGTTCCAACTGGGATTCTGAAGTAAATCTTTTCCCAAGAGTCAGCCACCGTGATGTTGTTGTCTACGATGCCATCAGCTAAAAGCGACCCTGTGCCATTATAACCTGAGTAGGCTTTGATGTTGTACTGATAAGCCCCGAATCTTTCGTTCGCTATGAAGTAAAGATGGTAGCTTTGGTTTGAGTCAATTCGGATGGTTCTCGGTGAATCGGTCAGGAACTTCTTGGCAACGCTTGGCGTGTTGTTGATGATGTAGTCGGTGTAGTCAAAGTCCAGCCATTCTATTTCGTTACGAACCCCGTTCCATACGCTCTTCACTTTCGAGATAAATAGGTCGCCATTCTGATAGACCCCGCTCGCGTCTTTCTCCTCTTCTTGGATAGCCAAATAGTATTCCTTGTGCATTTGGTTAGATACGTAAAACCCGTTATGGTTTGCGCCCTTTATGTCCACCTGACCTTTGACGTAAGACTGAAGAAACCTCGAAGGGTCGAAGAACGCCCTATCTAAATACTGCCCATCATTTGAACGAGTAGGGTAAACTCTTACCTGACCAATAGCTGGGCTGATAGGATAGTCAATTGGAAGGATTGAAACTCTGAACCGAACCGTTGGCGTGTAGTTAGTTGTCTTGATAACGTAGGCGTTGTCATTATACGCAAGCCCGTATTCGTCAGGTTCTCCGTTCTGTGTTAGAAATATCGCCATTAATTGGTTTCGATTAGTTTCTTTATTTGTTCAAATGTCAACTCTATGTCTTCAGCAATTGCCGCCTCAACAACTCCCGCTATTTTTGGCGTTACCTTGTCAAAGGCTGGCTTAATCCAGTTCTTCCCCTCTGTTGGGTAACGTAGCTTTTTGTAGACTATCCACTCCGCCCAGCTTGTTCGTTGCTTGTCTGTAAATTGCTTGTCAGTTCCTCGAAGCCTTGCCAATACGTTAGGATAGGTCAACCACTTTTCAATCTCTCCGACCGTTGGCGCATCTTCTCCAGCAGCCCGACCTTCGTCAAGACTGATTCCGTAGTCTGCCATTCTTATTTGCAGCTTGTATATCTGCCCGAACAACTTAACTTTCGGTTGAGCATCAAGTGCCAATGTTGTCAATAAGTTACCTGATGCAATGTAACCCTGACCCTCGCCAGTCCCTAAAGTTGAGCCGCCTTGAAGCGAATCGGCTAACGCTTTGGTATACTCGCCTCGAAACTCGTTCAGAGCATCTATTAACTTATCGAACGCCATTCTGTTTCATTTGGTGATACTCGTGGTTCTGTTTAGCCTTTTGGAAGGAGATAAGGTTGAGGAACTCCCGTAACGGTAGAGCAAAGAAATAACCCCACTTGGTAGCATCGTTATTTGACAAGTTGTTAACCACGTTCAGCCAGCCGTATTTCGATTCAAACGTTTCAACCTTCTTTCCGCTTGTCTCTTGACTTTCTCCGCTTTCTTCACCGAAGATTCCAGTATATGTTTGGCGGACATCAGATAACTGCTTAAAAAAAAAGCCGACAACGGTTGTACGATTGTCATTGGTGCTTGGAGCATTGCATCTGAAACTTCCTTGTGCTTCTCAGGGTCATATTTTCCTTTCCTCCAGCCGTACCATGTTTTCTTTTTCGGAACAAGAAACACAGCCATCACTTCGTGCAGTTGGTCGATCACTTTGTCCGGGTCTTTCATCAAATGCATCAAGGTGATGTACTGCCCTCCGTTAAGGTTGTATACATCTGTTATCACGTCGTATCTAACGCCTCCAAATTCCACCACCTTCTGTACCTCTCCGACCAGTTGCTCGGTAAGAAATGAAAGCGTATGCATACACTTGGCGTATGTCTTTAAGGAGTAGGTTTCAATCTCGTCAACTGGTACGCCTGACATGATGGAAATGATAGCCACGTTTGTCGGGTACTCTTCTCCTTTCTCTGCGAGGATTCGCTGAAGTGCTTGGAACTGCTCAACGGTTACACTCGCCCAGCTATTTGGTAACTCAATCTTCATTCTTTAGTTGTTCTATTTTCTTGATTGCCCAGTTGATTCCTTCGTCTCCACCCCATGCAAGCCACATCAAACGACCGCAACCTTCGCCCAGCTTTCTGTTAGAGTTGCGTTTGTGTCGGATAAATGCAGCCATGCGCTCAATCGTTTCTAAACTCAAAGGATTCCCTTTAGCGAGGTCGTTGGCTCTTCGCTTCCCGATGGCAGTCCCACAACTTCCCCATCCGTTCTTCTCTGCCCATCTTAGTGCGGCTTTGGCGTTCTCTCGTGCGGCTTTTGGATAGTCGGTGTACGACTCTTGCATCCGCCATATCTTATTTAGTCGTTCAAGCATCTCGGTAATAAATAGCGAATCTGTGTTTTTGTGCCTAACTGAAAAGGTCGGGTTTGTTTATCCGCTCTTCAGCTATCTTGAAGTACTTCGGGTCTTGCTCTATCCCAATAAACGAACGGTTTAGATTCTTTGCGGCTACTCCAGTTGTGCCGCTTCCCATCGTATTATCAAGTATTGTCATACCTTCATCTGTGTAGGTGTTAACTAAAAACTCCAACAAATCAACTGGCTTTTGGGTCGGATGTATGCTGTTGTGGTTTCCGTTACTGTATTGTAGCAAGTTGCTTGGGTAGTTTGTGTAGCTACTTTTATTACTGTGTTCTTTTTGCTCACCATAAACCTTTTCACCTTTTTTGTATTTAAAGTGGTTCGGTCTAAAATTATAAACCTCACACTCAATTAGCCCTTGTGGGTTGTAGGTCGGTTGCTTTTTATAAAATACACAAATATCTTCTGTTTGCCTTAACGGTTGCTTCTTTGCGTTTAAATGGTTTGTTTTTGTCTTCTTGTCCCACACGTAAGAGTATTTAAACATCTTCAAATTACTGCTTATTAAAACACTTGTAAAGGGTTGTGAAGCAAAAAGGATTACAGCGCCATTATCTTTAATTATTCTTTTATACTCAGTCCACAATGAACCCATATCAATAATACTATCCCATTTGCATTGTGTTGTCCCATACGGCAAATCACAAATAATTGCATCAATACTTTTGTCGGGTATGTTTTGCATTTCGGTTAAGCAATCGCCTTGAATTAGTTCTGTCATCTTATCGAGTATTTACCTGAGTTAGTTTTCAGCTTCTCCATTGCCACGTATCGTAGCGCATCGAGAGCGTGGTTGTTGTCATCTTCGGGTTGGTTGGTTACTTGGTTGGTCTTGTAGTCCCGTTTCCATGCGTAGTTTCTTAACTCCCGAATGACATTAACCGAGTCTTGATGCACCATTATCTGTACAGATTTCAGCTTGTCAATTCCTGACCTTACGCTGTCCTGACCTTTGGCAACTGGTCGGATTCTGAAGCCAGCCCTTCGGATTTCCTCGATGCTCTTTGGCTCTGCTGAGTCGGCTATTATCTCATCACTTCGTTGTAGCCCGCACTTCCTTGCAATGTCTGCATTCGTTAACCCCGTTTCGTAAAGCACTTCACGAACCCACAGCTTGCCTTCTTGATAAAGAACCTCCACCAATGCGGTCGGGTCTGCGGTGAACCCGAAGTCAAGCCCGTATGCTTTCCACTTGTAACCCGTTGGAAACTCTTTTGTTTCTGTCCAGTTCTCGTATATCGCGCCTTCTCTTCTTGACCTCTGACCTAATCCGTAGACCTTCCACTTGTATTCGTCTGCCGTTCCTCGTGATACGTTAAAAGGTGTCGGCTCGTAGCTGTTAATCTTGTCGCGGATGTGCTGGTCGAGGAAGGTGTTGTCCAGCATCGTGGAATGAATCAGCACCACATCGTCCCGTTTCAAGACGTTGTCGTAAATCCAATGCTCATCTGTTGATGGGTTGTAATCGAGAATCCACTTGCCCTTACAACGCTGCTCCAGTTGGTCGAAGTCGTCCTTGCTGGTTTCGATTGCCTCGTTGAGCCAAAAGTAATCGGTTTCGATACCGTGTAGCTTCTGCGAATCGTCAAGCCCGTAGAACTCAAATGTAGAGCCGTGTGCTGAGTAGATTAAATCGGTCTTGTTGAACGCCTCATCTTCCCATACCTCAAGGCTTTGGAGTACCTTCTTGAATGTGTCGAGTACGGTCGGCTTAATCCACGTCCTCCGAAACCTCGCGATTGCGATTCTCTTCGGTTCTTGTAGTCCTGTAAGGTAGATGGCTTGGCAGATGCTCCACGTCTTGGAGGAACGGCTTCCACCCTCAAGCACAATTCCCCGAATGGATTTATCATTAAGGGCTTGCCACAGGTCATCAAATACGCCAGTTCCTTCAATTTTCACG